TAATTACGCAAAATTAGGATATGGCTTATTTAGCCTAGCGGCAGGATTGACAGTGGGTTTGCTTTTGGCAATATTTGTTGGAATTTGTGCTTTTTTTAATTCTCTTGTCACATTTCCCTTGCATATCTACAAGCAATCCGTGGAATCTTATCAGGCTAGGAAGTTAAAGAAGATTTTTGGTGTTTCCAAAGACTTTCAACGTGCTGACTTTCAAGTCCCTGCTAAAGCAGAATCTATTTGGGATAAACATATCCGAAGAATGGAAGAGAAAAACAATAACAATAATAACAATTAATAAATAATGAAATCGTTTTACGAATTAAGTTTATATGTCATAGGGTGGGCAGAAGAGAGAGGTATTTTCCATGAAGGAGATCCTTTAGCTCAATTAGATAAGACTCAAGAAGAGTTGGATGAAACAATAGAGGCAGTAAAGAATGATTTTCATGGCAATGATCATGCTGAAATAGCTGATGGTATTGGTGACATGCTTGTTACTATTATCATTGCTGCCAAAATGATGGATCTTGATCCTACTACTTGTCTGGAGCAAGCATACAACGAAATCAAAGATCGTAAGGGTAAAATGGTTGATGGTAAATTTGTAAAGGAGAAATAACATGTCTAAATTATTAAATTGGTTTGAAAATGATGAATTATTTTTCAAAGAGTGTAGACAGGGGCAAAAATGGCAGGAATATGTGGGGCGTTATTTAGAAAAGCAAGGCGTTGAGGTAGATATTGCAGAGTTGTCTTTCCGAGACAATCCTAATGTCGCGGATTATTCAGACGATGAAGCTGGTCGATGGGCGGTTGCTCGAAAAAAAATGGAAACAGCGCGAAAAGAGTATGTCAATACAAAAGACATAACAATCCTCCCTGATCGTGTCGTGGAAGTAAAGAGTCGTAATCTTCGCTTCACTAGCCCGAAGGATTTTCCTTTTGAAACTGTTATAATTGACACTGTTTCTGGATATAATCAGAAAGACCCCAAGCCAAGATTGTATGTTAGTGTTAGTCGCGAAACAGGGGCTATGATCGCTACAAATGGGTGGGCATCAAAAAATTGGCGAAAAGAAAGAAAGTTTGACAGAGTAAGAAAAATTTGGGAAATAAACTATGAGTGTCCTATTGAGTATTGGAAACCTATAGATTATTATTTGCCTTCTATAAAAAAATATCAAAATGAACAGTAAAGAGCTACTCCAACTCCACGATGATACTTGCAATGCTTGCAAGGCAATCATGAAACAAAAAAATAGTGATTACACTGGCGGCAAAGGCGCAACTGATGTGTTCGCTAATTTTAATGCATCTAAAATGCTCGGCATTCACCCAGTTCAAGGGTTGTTGTTGCGTGTGATTGATAAGATCCAAAGAATCCGCTCATTCACTAACGATAAAGAACTATCTGTTCCAAATGAAACAGTAGAGGATGCTTGTGATGACATTGTAAATTATGCTATTCTAGCTAAAGCGATGTTGATGGAAGAAAGATCCCAGATCGAACAACCAGTTTCCAAATTACCGACTGGAGAAGAAGAGGTTCAAGCAGAGAAGCGTATGAATATTATCGGGCAAAACGGTAACGAAGGTCTTCATTATAAGCAGACTTATGCTGTCGGAGAAGGAGATATGCCGTGAAAAATGTTTGGAGGTTGTGGGCAAAAGCATTAGGAGAAAAACAAGGTAAAGATCATGAAGCTGATTGTATAGCTTTCATTAGGACTGTAATTATTCTCCAAGCTGTTGTCTGTAACTTCTTTATTGTAGCTAATATTATAAAAAATTGGTAATGAATTCTGAAGAAAAACTAGCTTTAATTAAGAAGTCGGCAGAAAAAATCCGTCAGATCGATATAGATTCTAATCGAGAGAAGAAAAATATTTATAATTCTTTAAAAGAAGAAATAAATCCCAGCGCCACTTTAGAGACTTATCTTTGGGATTGCGTTGTTCTTGGTTTGAGGTTTTATGAATACGATATCGAAAAGATATTGAGAGAAGATTCTAAATGAAGATCGCTGTTTTAATGTGGTATGATGGGGGCTTTGAGTCTTATGGGGATAATTGCTATAAGATAAATAAAGTTTACTGCGATAAATATGGATACGATTTAATCAAATCTTCAGAGAAGTTTTATAAAACGAGAAGTGGTCACTGGGAGAGGTATCCGTTCATACTTAAACACATAAAAAATTATGATTATATAGTGTGGGTAGATGCTGATGCTTTTTTTTATAATACATCTCCTCCTATAACTAATTTAATTAAAAAACATAAAAAAGAAATTATATTTGGTGAGGATGATTGTGTAATCAATCCCCCTGCAATAAATACAGGCGTAGCCATTTTCAAAAATACAGAGAGAGTGGTGAAGATTTTGAAGAAGTGGGCTTATTCAAATGAATTAAAAGATAAATACTGCGGATTTGTAATAACAGATGGGTATTTATGCCCCAAATTGAACTGGATAGAAGATCAAGCTCTTGTTAGGGGTTTTTATCAAGATGATGTAGACAATGTTAATAGCATATCTGAAATAGTTCCTTATTTAGAGCTACAACATTATAATACCGAAGAGAGAGATATCTTATGTAAACTTAAAAGTTTACCATATATTTTTCATTTGGCGGGTAGACATGAGATGAGATACACAGAATCTAAAACATATCTTAACCTGCTCCGCAAATTAGGTCACAATATTTAAAAAAGATGTTTAAAATACTTACTACCTGTTATAATTGCGAAGTATTTATAAAAGAGTGCATCGAAAGTGTGTTAGCTCAAAATGAGAGTGAATGGGAGATGTATATTATAGAGGATGCAAGCACTGATAACACTATAAAGGAAGCGAGAAAAGCGTCCAACGGAGACTCAAGAATAAAAATTCTTAGTAACGAAAAAAATAATGGATTAACATTTAATCAAACACTAAATTTTGTTTATCATGCCAAGCCTGATGATGAAGATGTAATTATTATTTTAGATGGTGATGATTATTTTCTTCATTCAAATGTTCTATCATATGTAAAAGAAATATACTCAAAAGGTTATTGGTTTACTTATGGTGGAATTACCCATTCTTCACGTTTTAAGTGTCAAAAAGACTTTTATACAGAAATAAATTGGTCTGTGTCTTTAAGGAATCAACCTTTTTGTTTGACACATTTAAGATCTTATAAATTTTTCTTATTGAAAAACATTAAAAATGTAGATTTAAGAGATAAAAAAAATAACTTTTTCGAATATGGGGTCGATGTAGCTCTGTGTATACCAATGGCTGAAATGGCAGGGGAAAACAAATGCTTTCATGTAAAAGACAAGCTGTATTACTATAGATTCCATAAAGATAACGTGCATAGATCTGTAATAAAAGATGCACAGAGATCTGAATACATACAAAACGATTTGTCTTTCAGGACTCCATATGCAAAAAAAACAAAAGAACAATTGCTTGACTCGAAATGCGATTGGTCTATTATTTGAGCAACATGAATATATTCGCAGTAGACACCAACCCCAAGATAGCTGCACAGCAATTGTGTGATAAGCATGTAGTGAAAATGATCCTTGAATCAGCTCAAATGCTTTGCGCTGTCTTTCCCAAGGGAGATGCTCCATACAAACGAGCATTCTACAACCATCCATGCACTAAATGGGCAAGAGAATCAGAAGAAAATTATGAATGGTTACTCTCTCATGCTTTTGCTATGTGCCAAGAATACACTAGGAGGTATGGTAAGATCCATAAATCTCTAGAAGCTATTCACTGGTGTGGATGCAACTACCACAAATTAGATCTACCACGCATTGGTCTAACTAAGTTCGCTCAAGCTATGCCTGATGAATATAAAAATAAATGTTCTGTCACAGCTTACCGTTCTTATTATAATGGAGAGAAAGCTTACTTCGCTAAATGGAGTAAAAGAGAGACTCCTTCTTGGTTTAGCCCTCAAAGTTAGTGAATACAGGCGCATATTTAAGCTATCCTACCTCTACATTATCTCCCCCCATATCTAAAACAGACTTATCTCCATTCAAATTAGATGGGATTTCTAGAGTAGAGAGAGATGTTAATGAGAAATTATTAGCTTTAAAAAATCAATACGACAAACTTGTCGATGATTATGAGTGGAATAAGATTGTTTATTGTTCAGAGATAAATTTCGAACCCTTAGTGGGGCAGACGTATTATCTCTACAGAATAAATAGTAGAAATGTTTTGTCTTTAATATCTCCTACCGAATGGGACCAAGAATACATTGGTTCATTTAAGTTAAATTTCGACAAACATTGGATCAAGCAGTAAAATTTCCCAGATCTAATAATTTTAAACCAAATAATGAATGATCCTTTTCTAGATTTTTTTAAAGCGTCTTTAAATGTCTCGTCTAATCAAACAGAACACTTACTGTTTCTTCGCATTCCTAAAAACGCTAGCTCCTCCATAATGAAAGCGTTGGGTAGGCGTAATATAGTTAAAAGATACGAAAAAGAACTACAAGAATCCCTAAATAAAGTTATTTATAAAGATTTTTTTGCTGCTACCCACGCTCGTCCTCACGAACTTTTAACCGTTATCAGTCCTGTAGAACTTAATTGTTTTTCTTTTGCTGTCGCAAGAAATCCTTGGGACAGGGTAGTTTCTATGTATCACTTCGGTATAAAAATGGGACTTGCAAACCTTTTTGGTTTAAGTAATGATCTTTCTTTCGAGGATTTTTGTGAAGCTCTTAAGTCTCGACAGGGGGATCGCTCGTTCATGCCAGTTTTCAAGCAAACAGAATGGACTCATGGATCTATAAAAGTTAATGAGATATTAAAATTTGAAAATATAAAAGAAGATTTCTCTTCTATGATTGAAAAACATGGGATAAAAAATCTTTCTCCGCGCCTACCTCACACAAATAGCACTAGTCATAAACCTTATCGTGATTATTTTAATTCAAACACCAAACAAATTGTAAAGAAAGTTTTTGAAGAAGATTGTGATCTCTTAAAATATGTCTTTTAGCCCCAGATCGAATGATTGTGAGCCAAATAAGTCCCAGATCGAATGATTTTTTTCCAAATAAAAGAATTAAAATTATTAAAAAAGAATAAAAAAAAATTAAATTAAATTTTAAATCTTATCAAGATATTTTTTTTGCGTAATTAATTAAAAGTTAGTTACGCATTTTTTTTGTGTCGTTGCGGTCGGCCTATCCAATTCGATATCCAATTACATCCGATTAAAATCGTTGTAAGAATATTATATCAATTACATTTATGGGAAAAAAAAATAATTAAAATGCAAAAAAAGACTTGCGAAGGGTTTCGAGCCATGTATAATACCCACCATATGAGCGAAACACCAAAGAAAAGAGGCCGCAAGAAAGGTTCTACTTCATTCACTAAGATCAGACTCAAAGACTTGTCTGATCGCTTGCGTAATGTAGGTATGACCAATCAAGCGACCATTGTAGTATCCAAGCGTTGGCTGGAAGATGTAATCGAAGCGCAAGAATCCTTGACAATCGATCCTGTCCCCGCTAAAGTAGAAGAAACAGAAGAGAGAATCGAATTCACCGTAAACACATTTGAGTAATGAGCAAAACCACTGATATGTTTGATGGGCTAATTGGACAGGAGACACTTAAAAAACGTCTCAACTTTTATAGCAAAGCAAAGAAAGCTACAGGAACGCTTCCTTTTATGCTCTTTAACGGAGCCAAAGGACTGGGTAAGACAGAGTTCGCAAAAGCTTTTGCCAAGTCTCTAAAGAAACCAATGGTCGAGATCAACTGTTCTACCATTCGAAATGCAGAGCAGTTCTTTGAGCAAGTTTTTATTCCTGCTATTTTAGATAAGGACGTTACCATTCTTTTGGATGAGTGTCACGCACTACCGAAAGATCTGGAGATGGCATTCCTTACGATATTTAACGTAGAGGGAGCGAAGACAAAGAGATTTGAGTTTGGTGAATCTACCTTGTTTTTCGAGTTCGAGCGTCAAACTTTCCTGTTCGCTACTACAGAGCTTGATAAACTCTTCCCTCCGTTTAAAGATCGTCTTACTCAACTTGATTTCGAACCTTACAGTGCAGAGCAGTTGGGAGGCATACTGCAAAGGAAATTAGACTGGATTAAGTTTGAGGGTAATGTTCTTAAAGAGATCTGCCAGACGGTTCGAGGTAATGCGAGATCTGCCATCAAGAGAGCATTGGAGATCAGTGCATGGGCAGAAGTCAATAATAAATCTAGATTTGGCAAAAAAGAGTGGAATAATTTATGTGACATGCTAGGTATTATGCCATACGGTATCAATAACACCGAGTTGCAGGTGATGAGGATCTTGAAAGATCGTGGAGCTTGCACCTTGCAGATGCTATCTGCTGTCACTGGCATGTCTAGGACTTCATTACAAAAAGATTCAGAATTATTCCTCTTGAAGAGTGGATTCATGAGGATCGATGGTAAAAGAGAAATCACTGGCAAAGGAATTAAAGCGTTAGAAAAAATAGGATAATGGCACAAAGAAAAAAGATTTACAAACCCCCTTCCACAATAAACGTGGGAGGGATGAAGTTTAAAGTTGTATTCAGAGAGATGGATGATTTCGGGCAGATGGAATTTGACAAGAGGGTTATTTCTATTAGAAAGGGTCTTAGTCCAGAGGATCAATTAGATACTTTGATTCATGAAGCTCATCACGCAGCTTTAGGCGTTGGCGGGTTATCTAACATCCTCGATTGCGATAATACAGAAGAGGCTTTAGTAAGAAT